ATACCAACTTTACTTAAGTGAGAAACCTTAAAGATAGATAACTCACGTAAGTTAGTAGTAGACATGGCTTGTGCTAAGTTAGTGACAGCTTCAACAGGTAATAAGATAGTCACATCTTCATACTTGTTTACACTTTCATTAATCTTAATCAATTCGCTACGAGCTTTATCTAAGCTTACATACTTTCTATCACCCGCATCAAGACTGATCTCACGTATCTCTGTTGAACCATCCAAGTGTTTAACGGATAACACGGCTTGAGTGATTTTCTCACCCATCGTATATGCCGCTACATGACCTGGATTAGTTCCTGCAGGAATAGTGTAGGATAATTGACCCATACAGGCTTCACAGATACCACCAAGGTGTCTATGTGCACAGGTGAGTGGATTACGTAAACGTATCACTTTACCGATCATTTTTCTTGTATGATCATTCTTACCAATCACTTGTAGGATACCATCTTCATCTTCGTAGTAACTTCCATCTAATGCAACATCATCACCTACTTGTAATTTCCAAGGTAGGGTATTACTTGTTCCACAATCACCTTTAAAGATATATCTAATCGGTTGACAGAGGATCTGTAAACGACGGTTAAAATATTCCGTATCTCGAATAGGATCTTTTTGGAACATGAGTGATTTAGAAGCAGAACGTGATTCAATCATGAAATCATGTAACCGTTTAATCCCTGTACCGAATGAATCCAATACAGGTTTAGGGAACATGTAACTATTGATGTCTGTACGTAAACCAACGGTTGCAATGATTTGGTTAATCTGTGCAACAGAAGCATTACCTGTAACCGCAGTTTGTTTTAAACTGTTATACGGTAAGAACTCAGGATCTTTTAAGATAGCGGGGATCTTCTCGTATAGTTTTGCAATACTATTCGGTGAAGGTGCCGCTAACATCTCAGCTCTTGCTTCTTGTACACTTGGATGATAAATAATACTCACGATATCAGTTGCATCTAATGTTTCTACGTATGCAGATAATTTTGATACGACCATATTGTGAATATCAGTATTTAACTCGTAGATTTGTCTTGCTAATTCTTGCAAGTCTACACGACCCCAATACATCTCGATGAGGTTTTTACAGATAGCTGATTCTAACTTAATAAACGTTTTAGAACTTAAATCTGTACTACCCAAATGATGTTTACTCGTTAAAGGTGTTTCAGGGTATAAACGGTGTAGTTTCCATAGATACCAACTAATAATCGTTCTACGAATATCAGTTTCCATTTCCACCCCATCGTCAAAAGCAACGACTACAGTTTCAGTTGGTTCATATAGGTATTCTAATTCCCAAATTTGATCTTCCTTCAACTGTAATAAGTTTCTTGCAATTATGAAATTACTTTTACTTTTCGACATTGTTCGTACCTTTAACTACATTCACACCTGAGATCTCCATTACGTGGTTGAAGAACTGAGTTGCTCTACCAGGAGATTTAGCATGTGTATAATAATCCATCACTCGTTTGATATTACTTGGTTGTGGCGCTCTCAAGATGGTTCTAGCAGTTTCTTCACACATAGCTGGGCTATTTGGGAAGTTAACCATTAAAGAAACAAATTGAGGATCTAACGTACCTAATAATAAACGTACTTCAGATTCACCAAACATCTTAAATGCTTGATCACGCCAAGGTAAACTTGATTTGTCACTATCAGTAAGTTTACCAGGGATACCATGGTGTTGTCGTTTAGGAATACTCGTTGCACCCCAGTCATCACCGATTTTCTCAAGTGATAACGTATATAACGAACCTAGCATCACCGGTTTAACCGTAGTGACTGTATTACCGGCATCATCTACGTATTTAACAGGATGTGTAGGTATAGGGAATTTTTGCATAAGTTCCCAAATACATGCAGCACCGATGTTAGGGCTATTTTGAGGTAGCCATATACGTAGTTGTGTTTTAAGCATATCGAGTAAATGAATCACTCTTGCCTCAGGTGTTTCATACATCTGAATAGCGTGCTCATACATCAATGGAGAAACGATTTTATAATATTCGAATAAAAGATCTGCAGCACGTTGCTGTTCACCTTTATCTACCATGATTCTAAATTCGTTTTCCAAATAGGCAGAAGTGGCATTAATATAATGCTCATACATTCGCCCGACGTTTGTCCTGTTGACAGTACTCGGAAACGGGACCAAATTCGGTAGGCTTACATTACCACCAAAGTTATCACGTTACCACCTTATATCACTATAAGGATTAGACTATATCTTCATCCTCTTAAACTACTCGAGTCTAAGTAGGAGCTCACCCCGTTTCGGACACAATAAAGTATCCTACTCTATTTGCTTCTTCATTTAACCATCACTGATTAAACTATGCTTTCGATAGTCGTTCGGCATTTAGTGTCTATGACACATTTAGCACGGCAGTTGTCTTATACACGCACGAATATAAGAGTTTCTCCGTTTAGGGGAAGTATCTACCTTTTAACGTTAGGTAGCTATAGATTACTCTATAGGGAAACAGCTATCAACATTGTTTATTTCCATAAACGATTTGCTCTGCACGTATACCCGTTACCGGATCATACGGCATTCTTTCGTCTGGCCATATCGCACAGACTACACCTTTACCCGTATATTCACGTAAGTCGCTACTTTACGCAGTTCTCGGTTTACCATTCATAAACTGAACTTCCCTAAGTCACCTTAGGATACTAGACTATATCTTCACCTATCGACATTACTCGTATAGCTCCTATATGGAGGTGTTGGTCGTAACCCACTCACGTGTCTCCCATTTGGATTTAAAGGACTTAATTGATCTACTGCCTACCCGCATTTGGGCTCTACGTGCTACCGCACTAGTCGTTGAACGTTCCTACTGTATAGTTAATATAAGTAACTATACAGTAAGCTTCGCTGCGGATTGTCTTAATACTGGTGTGAAGTAATTAAGAGTTCCCCGTCAATTAGAGAGAATTCTCAGTTATTCTTTTCCTATTAAGGAACTAATACCTCTGAGGGCGCTGGTAAATTTCTCAATTTGTCTTCGTATTTGTCACGCAGTCTGTACATCTCCATAAGTTCTAGATGTTCATCCTGTAAGAAGATAAACCCTTTTAATGGTTCTAGGGTGTTTATACGTCTTCTAATCGCTTCAGGTTTTACTCTAAAGATATTAGCTGTACGTAGGTAACTGTCAACCACAATCATGGTGTGTTGACTTACTGCATATATCGTACCAGTATCATTAACGCGTGTGCCATGTAATCTAGGGATACCTAAATCGATGGTATATGCATCTAATAATGTTACTTTATAATCAGGATGTAAATCCTGTACAGCTTTAGCTAATCCACCTATACTCTTATCAGGGTTATTATATAACCCAAAAGATTTAAGTAAACTCACCTTACTGAAATATTCTTCAGTAGTACCATCATTTTTTTCTACAATCACCATATATCGAGATAAAACTCTTTCTTTACGGTTTTCATAGAACCAAGGTCTTTTATCTTCAGCCAATCTGAATTCGTATCTGTCTTGCAATAACTTACCAAACATCTTAGGACACAATACTGATAAACCAGTAGTTGTTTTATACCCCATGTATTTAGCAGCCAATTGAACACTATCATGCTCCACTACTTCACCTGTCTCAAAATCACGAGTACGACATTTAAGTTTAGTACCAGTGGTATAATTCAAGTATTTCGCTGCATGACTTGCATTCTCTTGTGGAGTCACCCATTCAAGGTTCTCTACGCGATTATTAGTTTTATCCCCGTCTTTGTGGTTGATTTCCGTTTTATTAGGATCATCATTAGGAATCCAAGCTAACCCTACTAAACGATGTACTCGTTGTAAAGTCTGTGCTCTTTTACCTTCAGATTCTCTAATTAAGGTAGCAACCATATAACCATTCGATGGACTTTGACTCAAGAAAGAATTTGTATCATTATCTTTAATCAAACCGTAACGGTTGATACTATATTTTTCAAAACCAGGGATCATACGAAATTCAGCATGACTGTTGTCTTTAGTAGTAAACATTTTCTACTCCTTCTATTAATTAATTTAAAAACTTTGTAGGTCTACGTATTCTACATAGCTATCTAGTATTTTAAATAAAATTTTACATATCAAGAATATCAAATTCCCTACTATATAAGACTTTTCTTTAACTCAAATACATTGACTTCCATACACCGTGCAGATCAGTATACTTTTTGCCAAGAGTTGGAATTACGTCCCAACCATATTTAATTTCCACACGCCAGTCGTCTAACTTAATACGACGGAAAGAACGAATAATTGATTTAGTCAATTTATCTTGTACTTTCTGGATATTATTATCGTAAGACATACAGCGAACGATATTAGAATGAAATGCTGAAGTGATACGTAAATTTTGTTTACGCACTTTACGCAATTCATCGTATTTATCGTAAATAGAAGTATTATAAATTTTAGTGGCTTCATGATACTTCTTAATTTGTCTTTCGATTAATGGCGGGGTTTTCCATAGGTCAGGGTTATGAGTGTGTAACACATTGATATCTTCCACAATCGGCATATGCTCAGAATCTACAGAAGTCATTTGAATATACGTGATATCATCAAACGTATAATCAATTTCCTGTAATGCATCTGCTGACATGTCACAGATCGCTAACTCTGGATCATATTCACGAGTCGCGTAAAGAATACCATCTTTACGAACACGTTCACCAATATCGGGGAAATACTTGTATTCTTCATCATTACCGTAGATGTTTAATGGAATTTTATTTCCACCCCATTCTAAGATACTACTACCATAACCTCTTGTTTTTAACTTTTCTACAGCAGATTGAGATATCACGACACCATCTTCAATGATACCTGGAACTGATAAGAATGCTGTAATAAGTTCTGTACCGTACCAGTAGTCTCCATCTTCTTGGACATTAGGTGAATCTGCTAAGATCGTATCTTTAGCAATCTTCATGCCTTGTCTAAGTTGGCGGGTGATATGTGTATTTTGTTTATATTCAAAACCAAATACTTTGTGGTTGCAATATGAAATAGGAATAACGATATGTCCTATTTCCCCCGTTTCATCGTTCTCGTAAATAATCGTGGTTTCACTATTTTGTTTAAACGAGAACATCCCTAGGTTACGAGGATATTTGTGAACGACTTTAAGGATAGTACCATTGCAAGGCATTTTAATAGACATGGTGTATTTACCATATTCCTTTTCAGCACCAGAAATGATGCGTCGAGGACCTGCTCCTGCGATAACGTTCATTTGCGTCAAGAATGTTGCACGCATAGCTGAACGTGAAGCGGAAGAACAGGCTGCATGAGGTTCAAGTATCGTACTTGCACCCATAAACCGAGGTTCTAATCCAAGATAATCGTTATCTTGCATGTTATTTACTCCTTAGTTGTATGATAAGATTACAATTAAATTAGGAATAAGATAAATGGCAGATTTATTAATAAACAAGAAAACTCATTCCAATTACAGCTACATGTATTACTTTGATCCCTTTCGACACTTCTTTGAAGACCACATCGATTGGATTAAAGAAAACCGTATAGTGACGCATAAGCTAGAGCCTATGCAAGCATACGTTCATCGTTATGATTTATCATCATTATTGTTTGACTTAAATATCCCACTGAATTTACACTGGTTTATCATGAGACTAAACGATATGAAATATAATCATGAATTCGATGAAAGTTATCAGTTATTATATTTACCTGATGACGGCGTACTGGAAGAGTTACTGGCTCAATACAACACCATAAATGCTTATAGAAAATAAGAATATCCCTTACGTATATACGTAAGGGATATATGTTCGATTATCTACCGTATGGATAATATCCTTGTTGGTTACGAGGCTGCACAGGCTGTGCTGGCATCATAGGTTGTTGATAATACCCAGGTTGCATTTGTGGTGCATTGTACATACCCGGTGGTGACATCATCGGCTGCATCATAGGTTGTTGATACATTTGTTGAGGCACCATAGGTTGCATCATAGGTTGCATAGGCATCATCGGTTGTTGCATCATAGGTTGATTGACAGGTTGCTGATTAGCATACCCTACAACTTGTGCTTGACCGTAGTTTGGTACCGGAATAGGACGACCATTTTGATCAACAAAACGACCATTCACCATAGGTGCTTGCGGTTGCATGTAACCTTGTTGAGCTTGTACCGGATTTACAGGTAATGTATTGAAATTCACATCGTTTTTGATAGGGATTTCACGTTTCACAATACCACCCGATTTCACTTTTTCAGGTTGAGCTTGCACTTGCGCCTGTGGTTTCATTTGTGGAGGTGTTGTACTCACGGTTTTATTATTACTATTTTGTAATAATGCCTGATGTACTTGATTGATCACTTTAGGGCTATGTGGAGACACTGGAGCAACTTGTTGCTCTTTACGTCTACGTTCACCTTCAGTGAGTTCACCTTCATTACCAGCAAGTGGTGGAATGAGTCCTTTGAATTTACTTAAATCGCTGATTTCATTACCCCAAGCTAAAGATTCCGTATCTAATTTAAGAAGCTTAAATACTTTCTCTAATGCTTTCTTAACTTTATAGAAAGAGTTAATGAATGCATGGAATGATGGAGCAATTAAAGAACGTGTACCGGTTGAATATTCTGAATCAGGATTATCTACTGATTTAAAGATGTACTCAAATAACGCTTTGATACCTTCAGCATCTTTCTTACGAAGTTTTACACCATATACGGTATAGTCGCCAGATTTTGCATCAATAAGTTTGCAGAGTTCTTTATATAATGGGAATGTCACGTAAGTTACACGTGAGAAGGATTCACCATTTAATTTCTTATCGCGATAAGTGAGTAAACGCACGTAATGATATTCACTACCAATCTTCGCTTCGATCTTCTGCCAGTTTTTCAAAGAGGTTTCATCAGCATTTGGATATAACGATAAGAATGCAGTTTGTTTCGCATTTAATTTACCGTGTCTATCACTATCAGCACAATAGCTAATGAGCTCACCAATGATCATACCGACATCTGCATCGATACTAATGTTACCTAAAGTTTGTAATGATTTCAATACCACTGAATCTTTACGTGCAATGTTTTCAGATAACGGATGGAATGCAATTTGATGTTCCCAATCTGGATTACGTAACACGTTATCGTAAGGAACTACTAAATGTTTACCATCAACATTATACGGTTCTTCTTCGTCTAAACCGAAAATGTATACACCGCCTTTATCGTTAACGGTTAAACCAAGGGAATGTAAAATCCCTTTATATAGACTAGTTAATTCTGACATTGTTCACTCCTTATAGATAACCTGTAGAATTAGTAATAATACCGCCCTGATTTGGAGGAGTAAATCCGCCTTGACCAGGTGTTTGAATGATTGGGGCTTTCGCATCTAATAACTGCTGAGCTACATTATAGATGTCGTTTGTTACACTGTTGTAACGATTAATGTCGTTTGTCAATACCGGTGAAGCTAAGTTATCAGCAAATGTCGGCATGACGTAAGGGACTGCTACACCACCGTTTAAACTAATGTTTACCATGGTGTCACCATAAATTGAACAATCGATTAAGACGGTAAATTTAAAACTATTCTGCATTGAGATAGACGGAATAAGTTCTAATTTAACACGTTCAATCACACGTTCTAATAACGCATCTCTATCGAGGCTATTATTAATAGGATTACATGAATACTTCTGATGCACCACTTCACCTGTTACGGTATCATTAGTGATTAAGAAACGTGCATCAGCCACTAAGTTATCTAACATGATAGACGGTACAGCATTAACTAATAAAGACGCTGCTACAGTTTCATTGTTAGAACCATTCCAGTGTTCAGTGTTAGTATAATCCCAAACGTTAGCATCCATACGTGGTCGAGTGATTACAGTGATTTCATCGATATGCGGGAATGCACGTACTAAGTCATCATAACTGAATTGTCCACGAACACGGATATTCATGTTAAGTGCTGACATTCTGTCGAAGAATGGATCGTAATATAGATCACCATCTTTAGTGACAGAAACAGCTTCATTTACCATAGAACGAATATCGCTTGTATCTTCTACAACGTTTTTCGCATAACTGTAGGCTTTAAGTGTATTAAATAGATAAGTACCTGGTGAGTTATTCGTACGGCTGGATTGGTTACCACCACCTAATAAACTACCTGTAGTATCATTCACTACACCCCCATCTAATAAGCCATAACGAGTCATTACATCAAGTGAGTTTTGACTTTGGAAAATATCGCTAGGACGCATCAGATACGTTTGTTTTGCTCCACCCTGTAGATTATCCACACTGTTATTAAAAATGAGCTGATGAGCGCCTGTGTTTGTTACACGAGCATTTATTGCACCATTGATTAATACCGGTGTGTTTCTTAAACGGTTAGTTGAAGTCACATGGAATTGTAAATGTGGGTCAATACTTGTTCTACCTGCAGACATGGTGATATATGAATCATCCATGTAATCGGTATAACCAGTATAATAAACAATATTACTTGCACCGTTAGCGCCATTTTCTTCTATCTCTAGTAAGAAACGGAAACGGTTTGTTCTCCAACCATGTACAATCGGTGCGACACCTTCTGATTCTGCACTCGGTGCTACCATGTTAGCTGCAACTTGTGAAACAGCATGTTGGCTTAAAACGCGACCTCCTTGCGTCGCATCCGCTAACATGTTCAAGTTCTCATTGGTCACATGCGTTTTATAAGAACGCTTATGTACATCGTTTATCCCTTTATTAGCAAATAAAGTTAAACCTAAAACTCGCATCGTACTTTTTACTCCTATTTTGTTTCTCTTGTAATCTTCAATAAGTTGTTGTGAACTTTCGTTTTTAAGAAAATAACGAGATCAGCCAATCGTATTTCGATATTACCGAATACTGGCATGATACCATTTTCAATTCTAAGTTCAGGGTATGCTTTCGCATCGATCCATTCAGGCACTTTCCACCAACAACTATAAATCGGTACTACAACCATACTTATCGCTACAGCTGCAACATTACTATCTCGTTTAGAAATACGACGTTTAATTGTACTATTTGGTGCATGTGGATAAATTGCATTCAACTGTTCCAATTGTGCATCGGTAATTTGTAAACGAACAACGTTACTTGCTGCTTGTGTAGGTTGTTGTTTAGATGCTAACCAGATAGCTAAATCATCAAAACCCCAATACATCAGTAATGTGTAAGTCAACACATAGGCTGATAATAACCCCTGATACGTCACTCTATCTAAAGCTTTGTGTGTAACAACTGGGTGTAATACCCATTGCACTAATCTTGTAGCAGAGTGTCTTATATCGATCCCATCCTTGTAGTGTGTTTCAAATAACTTCATGTTATCTTTAAAGAGTTTTACTGGGCATTCTGGTGCTAACTTCTTAAGAATAACTTCAGGGTAATCAACCAAGTAAACATCATGCATGGTGATAACACCTTCTGATAATTCTTGTTTGATTTTATAGTTTTCGATAACTGAAGTATTATCTTCATCATTCCCACTCGCATCTAAACTTTTTTCGTTGATTCTACCACCAAAATGTTTATCCATTGTATTAGATAAACTATCGATAAAGTTATATACATCAGTGATGATGGTATTAGCTGGCATTGGGTTACTACGTTGGATGAGTTCTGCAGTCGCAATACGTCTTACTAAAGCATTGCCTAATAACCAACTCGGTACCTGATTCTCATCTAAACCAGCTAAAATAGCTGCACTCATTTGCTTCTCTGTATTACCTTCCCAGTGAGCATTAATATAAACAGATAAACGTTTATACCCTTCTGATTCAGTAACATTCGTTCCACGTAATAATCGTGCCGCTCGATATTCTTTAAAGTTTGTACCAACATCATTAGCAATGAAGTTGATATATTCGCCCCATATAGGCACCATAATTTTCATTACGATACAAAGACCAATTAATCCGTAATATTCGTTACGTAAATAAGTCAACTCCGGTACATCACGGTCTGATGCATAGTTATCTTTAAGGACAGGTAATTTGATCTCTGACTTAGTTTTATAATAAGCCATGATATCTTCGAATTTATGATATTCGAAAAGCTGTTTAATTAAAGAGTGTAGATATTTGTCCATCACTCGAATATTTTCTACAGTTTCAAAAGTTGCATGAATCTTTGTATAGATATCAAAAATTGCATCTTGAGATTCCATAGGTAACCCTGCCCAATACTTGTTAATATCGGTAATTAAGTTTGGTGTCACGTTTAAAGTTCTAAACGTTTTAATACCCCATACTAGTTCAACACCTTTGTGTTCTGTAGTAATGGTATTATCAGTTGTTAAATTTGTTTCTGTTCTTTTGAACTGCATAATTACCTCATTTATTATTTATATTAAATAAAAATGGAAACTTCCATCATTTAGATAATATAAGTTTATCTGTTGTAAGTAAAATCGATAAAAAATTAAAGATTGGGCATAAGTGCTGTATGCGTTACTAAGAACGATAACTCATTTTTAATTATAGTTATCATCCTTAGCAACGCTAAGATTAGGAATTTAAATGTCGCGTATGTATATAAATTCACGACATTTAATAAGGTAACTAAATATTAATTACCATATTTATTAGTTAAATTACCATGGTAGGTTTTCATCAAAACCTTTAGTCACAGGATTACTACTTTCTTGTTCAGAAGAGTACCCACTGCTTTGGTTACTTGATGAATTATTTTGATTGTATTGTGGTTTATATCCACTATTACCACCGTTACCGCCTTGACCACCACCGCGTTGTTCAGCTTGTTTTAAAGCAAACTTACCTTCACCGGTGTTTTCGTATCTCCAAGTCATCACGTTTAGCACTGTCATGTAGTGGTTTAATAAACGAATAAAACCACGTGCAATCAAGTTAGATACACGTTGACGTGAAGCTGGTTGACCTGTAGCGGTTTCAATAACCGGATGGAATTCAGGATCAGTAAAACCAAATTTTAATGACACATAGTTTTTACTGTCTTTTTTACCACGTTGAATACCGATAAATTCGCAACCATCTGCGTCTTTACCTACAGTCACTGTCGCATAAAGGTATGGATCAGTTGGACGATTTGTTGCACGGTCAAAACCTTTACGTTTAACACCAATCGTAATCATGGTAGGTTCTTTTGCACGTACCGCATCTTCCATAGCAGAAATAATCGCTTGGAAAGCCACTTGGTCTAAAGCTAAATCAAATTTAGCTTCTTCTTTTTGTTTACCGTTGTTAAGATTAACTTTAATATAAGGATAGTTTTGTACTAATGCAAAACACATCCAAGGTAAACGGTTTGGTTCATTACCTTCTAAAGGTTCACCTGTTAAACGAAGTTTATTATCGTTTAAAATTGTTACCTTTTGATTAAACGGTGTTACTTGTACTAATTCAGTCATAATTTAAATTCCTTAATGAGTTGATATAAATAACATAGACTTTAACATCATATTAGCTAATTACAGTAAATCCAATAATATTTTCTTTATATCATGGTCTTTTAACTTATTAATTGATGTTCTAATTTTATCTCTTGTGGTTATTGGTGACCAGTGGTCATTTATAGCCATTTCCCTTACTACTTTTCGTATCACCCTATCTTGCCCTTTATAAGCACCGGATTTATCACCAAATACTTGTATAGTGAATTTGTTAAACGGTATACCGATTTGGTCTATGTTTTTAACATTGCCTATTTTTAACTTCGTGTGCCATTCTTGTCTTTTCTTAATTTTACCTGTAAAAGATTCAATTAAGTAAAGTGCAGGAAACCGTGGGGCAGATAAAAGATCAGTAATAAACGAACTAAGTAGTAATACAGGTTCATTTGCTGGTGGTAATTCACCTTTCACTTCTTGATAGAAAAAAGGAATTAACATCTGATTACGTTTTGCAAATGCCCACATATCGAGTTCAAGTTGATCGAATATACCTGGGTTATAGTCAAGTACTGTAACCTCAGGTAACACTTTATCTAAATGTTCGTAACGTGGATAATAAAATAATATCTTTACTCGATTTTGAGATACTTCTTTAATTATCGTTTCTACGGTAGAGACTTCTTTAAAAAAGTCTTCTAACATGTCTTTTACTTTAACATGTTTTTGATAATCAGTTGGTATTGAAGCGACGTAATTACGATACAATGTTCTTAAATTAAGATACATTAGATTAGGCCATTTTCTAATATCGAATTCGCTTGATTCAAATATCATGGCAGTACCCATCGATATAAAGTACTTACCACCTAATAATCGTTTCGTACTAATATCCATATTCCCACCTCACTACATGTGTTTATGAAGTTGTTGTAAAACATACTCACTATTTATTTCTGGCATTTCTTTTAATCTATCTGCTATAACACGAACAATATTGTCCTTATCTAAACTGATAGTTTGAAATTTATCAGAAATCAATTTTATCGTTTTCTGTCTTTTCACTTCTTCTTTCTTATCTATCTTAATCGTAAAGAAGATAAAACTAAACTTCTGTTTTAAGGTTTTCAATCCTTCCGTAATAGTATCTCTACTATCTGAGAATAATCGAATATGGGAATAATCTGGCACTTTATTACATTCATCTTCAATAAACGTCAGTGCTTCTTCTAAACTCTTACCACGAACATCGAGTGTTTTATAAATGGTGGCAAATTTATTCTCATGAAAAATGATTTCATGTTCCCCGGTATCTTTAATCTCACAGGTTAACCAGCCCTTAGGCTGTTCTTCACCATGAGCGAGTCGATCAAAACTTCCTGCAACTAAAATATTCTTATATTGCGATTTGAAATGCACATGACCCGCAAAGATATAATAGCGTACAAGATTAGACCATAATTCTTCAGAGTGAGCTTTTGGATTTAAAGACGAATCAATCTGATAATTGAAAGCACCATGCAATAAACAATAATCCACTTGTGTGAGATTACGTTGTTTCATGAGTTCTCTAGCCTGTTCATAGGTAGATACAACATCAGTATCCCATTCATCAGGAACGTATAACATGGTTATACCGTATTTATCGATATACTCGATAGATAATTCTGATACGTATTTTAAATCGACTTTAAACCCCATTGCGATATCTAATATTGCAGCAACGATTTTAACAAGATTAGATTGTTTATAATCATGTCCCGGGGTACCTTCCAAAATGCGAATAATAAAATTGTGTTTATGTGCTAATTTTAATATTCTCGTGAATAACACTAAAACATCTTGGAGGTATTGAAATGTTAAATATAATAACCTATCAAATAAGTCTCCTGGGAATACTAACATATCCCAAGAAGAAACTTCAGCTTCATCATCTAAGACTTTATGAAATCTCGCTACAACGTCTGTAGTAATGGTTCTATGGTGTCCAAGGTGAACATCATGGAAAGAAGCTATTTTGATAGGTATAATCTTATCCGAACAAGTCTGAATCGTCTTCGTTATCTTGTTCAGTTGGTACTGAGTGTCCAGTTCCTGGAGATAATTCTCCGCCTGATTTCGTTCCATTGTCCTTTTTACCCATAACTAATTCTTTAACTGACATAAGTTCGGGGGATAAAATACTATCGTACCCGTAGTACGTGAAAATTTCATCTAAAATATATAGATACTTTAAATTAGTTTTGGTAGCTAAATCATGTTTACTTTGATTTTCATTCTTGCTATCAAAGATACGATCTAAAAAGAACTGCTCTTGTGCTTTTACTGCATGAGGTACACGTCTTAAGTTATCATCCATTTCTTTATAAAGCATGGAAACACTTTTATTTCTGTCCTCACCACCAATAATGTTTACACGAGCTTGTAATGGTGGTACTCTAAAGATGACTTTACCATCACGAATCACATCCACGCTGTGATAAGCACCATCAAATTTACCACCTGCTACGCTATTGATCCATGTTAAACTAACTGATGGGTCATATTCGTTACCAGCATTACCATTATAAAAATGTGGTAACCATGCATGAACAAAGGTTGCTTCATCGATAGAAGGACGTTTATTCTGAGCATTAGTTGGTAAAGCGTTATTTAAGTAATTCGCTAAAGTGGATAAAGTATTATCGTAACCACCCATCAATGAATCATCCACTTCTGTGAAATGGTAATCACCATAAACATCATCGTGACTCAACATGGTTGGTAATGGTGCATCTAAGAAATAACCTAATTCGTGTCTTTCTCTTTCTTTACTCATTCTTTTATTTTTCCTTAATTGCGATTATGGGTTAATGAATATTTACCTGTATTGTTAATATCTACAAGCATTTCAAATTTACTATCTTCTACTTTTAATCGTTTAACATGCGACCATGTATATCCTGCATGACTAAAAGTAATATCGATATTATAATCATAACGGTAAGTGAGTTTATCCTCAGTAAAAGTGACTTCAGCGTAAACATAATCAACGAAACCACTTAACAATGATTCAATATCGACTTTAATAGCTGAAGCTAAACTACTAGGATCATTATAGTATTTTTGTACCGTATAAGCTAAAGATCTTACATGTCCTCTGTGGTATACAGTTTGTGTATATTGAGAAGCCATGTAATTGGCTAGCATTCTATCTATTTTCTCGGCTATACCAGAAACCCATCCTGCTAATGACAGTGTGGGTAATAAAGGACTAGTTTCCCTTATTGTTTTATTTGGGTTAAACGCCATACACCCCCCTTAAAGAGCATTTATAGGTTATAAATTGTTTCTAAACATACTAAGCCCTAAAAAAATAAAATACAAAAACATATATCCCTAGTGTATATACACTAGGGATATTTTATTAATTTAGCTTACAATGATGTTATCGTAGTAAGAAGTTGGGTCACGTTTTTCAGCTAGTGCTTTATCAACAAACATGTGAGCTGTTCTAATGATATCCGCTTCGATATCGAGAAGTTCCTCATGTTCTTCTTCACCCATCCATACTTGAGTCATTTCATCGTAGGTTTCTGTAACTTCTTCTTCCTCGTTATTTTCATTCACGATTGTTTTCGTTACAGTGACAGGCTCGATCCAACCATCATATACTTGGCAATAATCAAAATGATTCCAACCAACACTAAAGTCTGGCTGATTATCTTGATAACGATCCCCATATGCATCTATGGTATTAGCCTCCATCATAGACCGTAAACCAGGATGACACATAATCCAACGCACCATGGCATTAGGTGCTTCTTGTAAATCTTCTATCGAAGTTACATCATGAATAATGTCTCGCTGGAAATAAGTATTTACTACACGTAATGCTGCTTTAGCCATATTGGTTGCTTCATTAACGTTAATACGTGTAAATACATTACTCGCTGTTTCTACAAACTTCTTACCTACATCTGTAAGCATGTTTGAGAAATACTGGTTAGTCTGATTAAGGTAGTCTTGATAACCTGGCGGTGGAGGACCAAATAGCATTTGTGCTACTACCTCTCTATCACCATCTATTAGAATAGCCATAAAACTCCTTGTTAGTTAAATAGACTATGGAAATAACTCTGGGCGTTTTCCTATAGTCAAGTAGTTGTTAATTGTTGCAAAGATAGGTTTAGTGATATTCACAATACCTGATACATCAAACGGTGATTCCGTACTCCATACAGACGTGTGTGATGCTAATGGAGAAAAGTTATCATGTTGGAATGTATCTAAGTTTAAATATAAGTTCATTTGATCCATTTTTGTTACCCTAAAGGCTTTTTATCCTCTAGTTCTATAGCTTATCTTTCGCTATAGTCTGGCGTACGTTTTACATCTCAATTTATATTGAGTAAAATCATTCTTTAGGCGATGATACGACGCGGCCTCTTGGTAGGATTATATTCTATTACTAGGTTCACCTACTACGCTCTGCGCTTGGTATAGCTTTTAAATTATACCTTCAGTCTCAAGTCAACATCACAGTCTTCTTGCTTCATTCCGCGTTACCTATACTCTTATCCTCACGAATAAGACTGGCAATCAATTTTACCATCAAAACGTTATTCTTCAATAGAGTTCGCTACGCTCTACCCGTCTATCTTTCCATCAGATAGACTGCTCTATGTTACCATAGATGACGAGACTATATCTCGAACCTCCGACATTACTCGGTAAGGATGCCTTTGTTTATAAAAGCATCGTAGGTATTCACTTTATTCCCTACGTCTCCCCCGTTTCCACTCGCTTGAGTGTACTGGACGCAACTCCATAGTCGTTGAACACACTCCATATCCTGATAAGGACTTAGGAGCTTCGCTGCGGACTGTCCTACGTGATAACGTCTTTACTATAAACCCACACGTTACTGTGAGCGGCTATTACTATCTTTCGATGTAATAGGAGTAGTTATCATAACGGCTATTCCCGCAATTAGAGGGTTAACCTAGAACCATTTCTGATTAAAGGTGCATTAACAAGGTTGTGTTCTATTTTAAAGTACACAGACCTCCATACTCATATCAGCATTATAACTAGCCAGAATCATTACACTTAAACTTATTGTATTATCATTGATATCATCACTTTTAATCTTAGTAATGTATAATTGTTGGATACTACCACGTAATAGTGTCGGGTTACGGTTAAAACAACACGGTAATCCTTTATACGGGGATTCTGCAATCAATTCTTTCATGTACTTATCGATAAGTGGATGATACCTATTCACATGTCCTGTGAGTAAACCTGTAATCTCATTAGGACTATACCCATCTTTAAAGAGTTTATTGGTTAAATGTAAACGCAATAAACCTATTGCCATAGCCCATGGAACGTGTAATTCATTATACTCATGTTCTGCGTGTAATGAGGTAATCACGTTACGAGCTGAGAATGGCATCCTTGTACCGCAAATGTGTTTACGAATAAGACCTTCTTTACGTCCTAAGCTATCTTTCTGTTGAGCTCTATAGTAGGCTGCTAAAAGATAAACACATCGAAATGCAGCAGCTTCCTTTGCTGATTGACTTGGTGTATCGATTCTTGTTTTAAGTGATGTGATAGTGCGTGCTGCTTCTACTGCACCACCGAATTTTAGAATCTCACCATATCTGCCTGTCGATGTTTTCTCAGTAACAAGAGAGATACGATTGGGTAAAGGAAGAAATTCGGTAAACAAGGTATCTTTGTGATCCTCTAACCATCTACGTATATCTCTACGTTTATCTGAAACAGACGTATACATACGTGGTCTTAATAAGATATCAATATATTCCCAGAAGTTATTGATGAAATTATTATAACCGCGTTTGACTCCGGCTTCTCGTAATTTATTAATGACTTCGACTTCATGGAAGTTACCTTTATAATGGATATCACAAATCCATCGAATAACATCCACTTTGTTCGTTTCAAACGTTTGGCTTAACTTACTAAACAATGTAGGGGACATGAATGCCACTACACCATCTGGTACTTTAATCCATAGATTAGACTCAATTGGTACTTCAGTGTGAGCTAATACCTCACTATTACATTTACTGCATGTTTTACCCCGTAAATGTCCTCCCACTAAATGTCCACATTCACAACTCGGTACCATCGAGAATGTCGCGGTATCGTAAGTGGTTAATAAATATTTATTAAGAAGTTCTTCATCTTCAGGGTAGTTAGTGTCTAGGTCATTTACCAATAGAGGTGGTTTCTTTAGACTATTTAAAACTGCATGGTAATTAGTGGTATCTAAAGCTAAACCACTGCTTATCTTCCCACTAACCTCTTTGACGTCCATCCGTACTCCTCTATAATTAAAAATAAAATAATTAAACTGACATATAGGACTATTGGACACAAACTTCCAATAGTCCTATAATATTTTAGTCAGATAACAAGAGACCCATTGTTGAGTCTCTTATCAATTATTTATAGGTAACTATTACCTAGAGCGTAGCTGTTGTAATTACGCCATACACCAGTAGTGGCTTGTTGGCCGTTACCGTAGTTATATCCACCGTATACAAACTGACCGATTTGGTTAGGTTGGATACCTAGGATAGAGTTACGGTTACCACGTTCAACTGTCGCGTTGTTATTGTAGTTGTGTTCAATAGCAATAACACCGTTAGCATCGTTCATTGCTTGTGATAACGCAACGATAAATGCTGAGTTGAATGTTAAACGACGAGCGAAACCAGTGATTTCGTAGCTACCTGCGAAGTACATATCGTAAATTGCTTTACGTTTGCTGAAACGCACTTTGTCATCTGGGTAGATTTGGCTATTGAATGAATCTTGGAAGTCACGAGCCACATTGATATCGATTAAGTTAGCAATGTAACGATAGTCGATTTCAGATAATGGACGTAATTCACCTTTATCATTCACGTAGTAACCTACTTCGATACGATCTGAATCTACAACGATTGGATCTTTACCAGACCAGTATTTAGCAAAGTTACCATCAGTTAAGTGGTTACATGCTTGACAAATGATTTCATTTGCTGTTGCTTGGTCTTGCGGGTTACCAGACACACCAGATACGTATAAGAACGGTTGTTGTAAGTAGGTTAAGTCACCTAATTCATCAACGTCTAATTTGATTAATACATCAGATTCGATATATTTCATCATGAATTGTGCGAAGTTGAAACCTTCAGCTTTAGTGTTAGTATAACCTAACTCTTCACCTGGGTATGCAACGTCTGCAGTAATCATACCGATATCTTGAGGGTCTGCACCAATAGTTGTAATCGCGTGGTTAGGACGGAATAAGTTCCACCAGTTGTTGTTAGTTGCTAACAATACTGCAGAGTTTAATGCCAACAATTGAGTTTCTAATGAACCACCTTCGAATTGGTTATCCATAGAAGAGATAACGATCGCTGGACGGAACATTGGGTTAGACATCATTGCTGGATTGAAACCATAACCCATCATACCTGCTTGAGCCATTTGAGCGAATTGTGGATTACCACCAGTGTAAATTAATTCACCCCATGTACGAGTTGCAGAGAATGGAAGTTGACGGTTCATTGCTAATGAGTTTTTCGCTGCTTTTTCAACAACTGATAAACGCACTGCTAAATCGTTACGTACTGGTAAGCCTACAGATGTTGCAGATAAACCAGGGTTGAACTCCATACGTGCTACTAAGTTTTCATCCGGAGATTTCATTGCGATATTGAAATGCTCACGGTTAGAATCTAATGCGATTAAAGATGATTCTAATGCATCAGAAGCGTAGTAAATGATACTACGGATTTGAGCTTCGTTAGATGGCTCTAACTTAGTAGGGATAACGCGACCAGTAACTAATAATACTTCACGATTTACGTATTTAGGTAATGACGCTACGTATTTAACGATAGCTTGACCCAATTCACCATCAGAAGTTAATAATTCTTCAGTTAACTGAGGAATTTGGATAGTCGTTGCTGGCGTATTGTACATCGCTGGGATTTGTAATACTTTATCAGCTAATGAGTGATCTGGATCTTGGATTACCCATGGGAATACTGCAACGTGAGAGTTGTAGTCACGGATAAATAAGATAGCAGATACTGCTGAACGGTTTGTTGGGCCGTCAAAGATTTTAAATTCCCAGTTATCGCGATCTGAATCTAAATCTACTAACTGTTCTTTTACAACTTTTTCAAACGCTGTTAAGAATGAAGCTACACGTGCACCAGTTTGGTTGTATGGTACTGTACGACGAATACCGTTTAATAAACCGGTACCACGTTTACCGTTTAAGGTGCTAGCTGGTTGGTTAGCATTAACCCCAGCAGTGAAGTTAGGTTGTGCTGCAGATGCTTGAGCGCCTGCTTCTGCACGGTATGCTGCTTCAGTTGGTTTTACACCAGAGGTTTCTGCTGATAACGCTGAAAAATCATTTTTACCTGTAATTGCCATGATAAATCTCCTGTTATTAATTGGCCAATTAATATTAAATGAATTGGAATACAGATTGTATTCCAATTAGATAATATAAGCTTAAAATTTCTTTGCATTTTAAACTTATAAATCATTCTTTAATTTTGAACAACACAAATAGCTCATTTAAGCTTTCTGGATGTTCAGTTGTTCTTTCTTCGAGTACCTTGTAAATATAATCAAAGTAATCTTTATCTTCTTCACGTTGTGCTTTAGTTAAACGATCTAATAATAAATAGATAAATCTAAACCACCGGTCCTCAACGAGTGTTTCTTTTGAGTATAGGTTTAGGGGTACTGGTACATTCACCGTAATATATTCTTGACGGGTGCAACCAGAAGAAATTCTTGGTTCTAAAACTGAACCTTTATTTTCTTTATTATAATACCCACTAGCTATAGTACTGGACTTAGCAATCTTCAATTGTTTAAAATTGTGATTAGCGTAAGCATCTCCGTTTTTTACATCTTTCCATTCAACATTTATTGTTGACCAACCATCGTCTTCTCGTTTAATACAAAAAGTCTCATCAAAACTCTCTCGTTTTAATAATTCAACGATTGGGTTATCGTGATATCTAAATTCATCGTACCAACAAACTGAAATCACTTCTTTTACTTCACGTTGACGATAGTCTGGATAATCGACAGTACAATGAATAGAAAATATTACATCACGAACTGGAAGTTTATTTTCAAACGAAAGATAATAAACAGGTACTAGTTCCATAACTGGAATTAATACATCATTTAATTTCGATAACTTCTTAATCACTTCTATTGAAAAATGATCATCAATAAGATTGACTACTTCACCGAAACATGGTTCAACAAAAAGATAAAGTAACTTTGTATTTGCATCGTACAAGATACGTGTTAACTTTTTGTTATACGTGCAGAGCAACGTATAAACACTTTCTTTTTCTTCTTTCGTGTATTTAGTTGATATTTTTTCATGTAGCTCTGGGAATGCCCCATACATGGCTGTCAAGCTTAATCTATCGTAGTAATATTTACTACAAGACCCTGCGTGACTGAAAACAATGTTTTGTCTCATTTTTAAATCTCCGTACAAAATGAATAAGTTAATTATCCTTAAGATATAATCACTTAGATAATATAATTCTCATTTTATTTTGTATTTTCAGCTAAACACGTTAAAAATCGAAAGATATCTAAACATAACCCTAACCCGCTACAGAATAGCGAGTTAAGTCATGCATACTAGTTTTACATACTATATTAGTTTCGATTTTTTTATACCTATTTTATAGTAATTACAATACAGTCACAATTAAAGGAATTTAAACCATGTTAACATTCTTACATTCGTCTAGAAATAAACAACCACCTAGAGTGCCTGCTAGACTGAATACAGTTAAAAACAATATCTTTTATAATTATAAAAGAATAACCCGTTATTGGCGGGATATGAACTGGACTGTTAGAAGTGACCATATATTAGTGGGCATCCTTAATGGTTTAAGTAGTAGCACTAATGAACCATCCAGTAACTATAGAATTGCTAGGGATGTCGCTTTAACATACACTTCACCTAGAGGAATCGTTTCTCCAGTTAATTACGGTAAAGTTCAATTCAAATCAAACTTCTATGGACATGAGTGCCAAGAGATATTAATAGAACAACCTTTTGATGACGCTATCGAACAACTCTTTACTAAACACTATAGTGAATGGGACCCGGTGAGAGTGGTTTACCATCCGTTTACTTCATTTGATTATCAATTACCTAATAATAAAAGAAGACTAAGTGAAGAAAAAGGGATTTGTATTATTAAGATAGATATAGGTTTACTGTTTGCTCAATATAAAGCATGGCGTAACGATAAGCTTGCTAGTCAATACGATGAAGAGACAAGTAAAAGTGTAATGAACTTTATACACAGTTACCCTATCACCAATATGATGAAAAGTCATTTAGAAACGGTTTGGTTCAATAGATTGAAAAATAGATACTTCGGTGTAGCGAATAGCGATAATAAATCCGATACACGTTTAGCGATGAGTAGTAGTTATTACCATGTGGATGAAGTACATGATGATATTATCCGTTATCTGAATTTAAGTCGTGGTAGTGTACAAGATTTTGCATGCTGGATACCTGGTATATTTACAAACAGCTTAAAGGATTTCTTAATGGATGATACCGTTATGAATACTCATCAGAATAGACTTGCAAAATATCTTGCTGAAGTACCTTATTTATCTTTACTGTTTGGTATTGATTTTAAGATAGAATCAAAAGCAAGCGGGATGGAAAGAAATGAATATATCCGTAAATTTAAGATTATGGATTCAGGTAAATTATTTAGTACCATCCGTAATTTAGATTACGATACGACTCGAAATTATTTTATTGAAAATATCAATATCTATACGGACAACATATAAGCCAGAGCTAAGTGCTCTGGCATTATGTTTAATCTTCGTAGATAGAAGATGGAATAGTGAATTCAGGTATTTCATCTGAACATAATCTTGTAAGCTTATCGTTCTGAACAAAATAACCAAATGACTCAAGTAATAAGTAATAAGGTGAGGTAATCTGGAATGCCAGTTTTCGAGGTTGCATACCTGATACCAATTCTTGAGGTACTCCATGACTGCGTACGATTGCTTGAGGGATATAGAACGTGGTAAGATGTCTACCATTATTCTTAGTATCTACCCAATCAATTAACCGCTGAGCTAACTCTTTATCTTCAAAACTACTTACCCAATCATCAAACTTAGTTCGAGTATTTGGTGTAACGGATACTTTAACCGCGTCATATGGTGGTGGTGCGATGCTACCGTATTTAGGTGCAAACACATCTTCCCATAATTCATATCCACGCTTATAAATCGAATCCTCAGTTTTATAAGCATCTTTTACTTTAACTTGTCCACGTTGTAAGAACGTTCCGTCACCTTCCTTCACCGAAAGATAAACATCATGTTCTATCTTAGCCACTTCTCTTACTAAATCACGAATACTCACTTTTTTATCAGCTTCTATTGTATTCATGAAATAATCAAGTTTAGCATGGAAAGCTTTAGTGATATCTGCTGGAACTTTACCGTGTTTCAAACGCACACCTTTGATCTCTGTTTCCATTTTTGTTCTAGGAATCATGATACCTTCTTGTGCATCTTTTTTAGCAAAGTAATGTTTACCTGCAGATGTGGTAGTAAATGAAGAGAATAAGAACTCATTTTTCATGGCAATTAAAGGTTTCTTCTCATCGATGATATTCAATATCCCTGTCATCATCCCAAGAATATGGGCAATATGTTGAGATGTCATATACACCGCTGTCGCAACCAATCGCATTGATTTATCATCGTGGATAATCTGACCAAAGTACCAATCTACCCAATGTGTATCTAACGAGAATAACGATGAGTCTGTATCTGAACCTAATACTACACCACGCATCATATCTGGAACACGTGCTGATTCAAAAGGCATAATCTCAGTTACCCAGAAAGTCTTAATAAGATCACGATACTCTTCAAACACTTCAATCGTGTTTTTCACTACTGCGCCTACAATTGGAACGATATCAGGATGTTCGGACATGGCTGTACGTACACCTTTACCATTACACAAATCAGCAACATAAACCGCGACTAATGCAGCTAAGTCATCATCCATTACATCACACCACTCTTTTGCTTCTCCAAGAGGTAAAGGTATTAATGTTTTACAATCAACAAGTTTATCAAACATGGTTCTAACAAACTGTTCATTGAATTGTCTCAACATGTATAAGTCACTGTTATATAAGTAACTAGAACATTGTAATGGGGTAAGTTTATTAACAAATTCAGCGATTTGTTCTAAATGTTTAGGTGATACCCAATATAAATCCGTACTACGTTTAATTGCCCACATTAATTCATCTGGAGTAACGTAATGTAAATTATATTTTTCCATTACCTCTTTTACTTCATCAATATTGGTAAACGTCAATACAGCAAGGATATTATTAATAATAACTTCATTATTAAAGTAATGTCTGTAACCACCTAAGAATTTCTCATTGGTAGAGTTTGCAAATGATGTTGTACTTCTACAAATACTGGTAAGGGTAGAGTGTCCTGTTTGATTATACAGGATAGTGCCTTTTGCTGCTTTTGCACCAGAAGATGAGTTATTTAGAATTTTAAGCATTAACTGCATGTTATCATGATAATCTGCCATGATATCATCGCCACGTTCTTTTGCTTTAAACTTATTCTTTTTCTCAATACTACGATTTTTCATGCCGATACGCAAGAAGTTGGATTCTAACGATTCCATGCTTTTCTCTGGCAAATACGTTGTAAACGTTGGTACAAATTTTAAATCTTTTACAGTAACATCTTTTAGATAATCTAACATCGTTGTTACTTTACGTTCCCTGTCATTAACAGGATTTTTGATGTTCATTAACATACGTGGATTAAAGATAGGGAATTCTCCATCTTTCTTCATATTTGTTAATAACCATTCTCTATATTTAGCTTCATCAAGATTAGGATCTTGTATTTTAGCATAAGTCACGTTTTGATCTACATATAGACCAACGTAATCTAAGTTACGGCGATACTCGCTGTAATCTTTTCTAAATACGGGTTTTATTTCTTGCATTTTGAGTACTCTTCTTGAAATTTATAAATAACAAAAAAAGAAACATTTAGATAGGAATAAACATATATCCCTACCTTAACGGGTAGGGATATATGTACTATTCAACAGAAACATCTTCTCTCGTTATCGTTACATGGTAACCACGACGAGCAATAGCGTTTCTAATTAAAGCGATATCTTCTTCGGCACAATTGATTATACCGAATGTCACTTTATTTTGTTTATATACTTTAATCGTATCGGCATTGATCCAAGGTAATCCAATAACTCGATATTCTTTATCTTGCGTTTTAACAAGAAGATAAGAATATGATTCTGGATTATTGTCCATGGTACCTTCCGGTACTAAACGATAAACTTGTGCATGTAACGCATACACGTCAGTGCCGAATTTATCGCATAAGTTAGCCGGTATAACACCTTCTATTTTAACAAGACTGTAGTCCTGTGGTAATACTGATGATACATGTAAATCAAATGATACCGTATCTCCAATATCCATTTTACCTAAAATGTTCTTACTCATTATTTTCCCTTATACGTAACTGTTAATCGCAATTTCAACGGTTTTGTCTTTAAGATACACATGTTACCTTCTTCAGTAACAACGATATCTAAAAGACGTTTTACATCACAGTAGTATTTTAACTCTTCTGCGAATTGTTCCAAATACGCGATTAATTCATGTTTAATAACATGATACTCGTTTTCAAACATACCATCGAATATGGTCACTATCGGATCGTCACCTGTACATGGCCAGAAGGTTTTATAGTGCATATAGTTAATTATACAAGATCTAACATTGGCTATTAACTCTTTTAACTCAATGGTTCGATTATGGAATCGACGATCGATATAGTGGAACAATGTAGTAATATTAGCTAGGTTATTGGAACGCATTAAGGTTGTTTGTACTTCCATAACGAAATACCTTATTAAATTAATTCGATATTAATAACTGCGTGAGAACTATTCTCTTCAACGGCAAAATTAAAATAACGAATACCTTTCATATCCCATTGACTTATCACTTTAAAACACTCAGATACTAAGTCTAGAAATAAGGTTACGAAATATTGTTGAGTATCTGTTGATTCACAATACTCCTCTGCAACCGTACGTAAGAATAATGCTATTCCCTCATCTCCTTTTCGGTACGCTTTCTTGTATATATCGACATAGCGGTCGAGTACTTCATTGAGACGTTTTGTCGGTACTGCGTCAGTTACTTCTTCCTCTTCGTATCGTGTTAATAAACGTTTTAATACCGGTATGGCATAATGTCTAAACACATAACGTCTTTTACTATTGATGATAGCATCTATATCTGAACTTTCCAATTTAGCATAGAACCGATTCTTATCGAAATTGGTTCTAAGGTCTTTAGGATCTAGTACTAGATTAGGTTTTTCTGATAGATTGTCCATAATTACTCCTGTGTCTGAATCACCAATACACCATTTTCAATGGTAAAGACGTCTGGTTTCTTTCTTATACCAGCACTCTCCAAGAGTACGTGTATTTGTGGATAAAACGTTGTAAACATTTCTCTGAACATTCTTTGCTCATCTTGAAAGGTATAATTGGTATCTTTAGGTAATAACCCTAATGGATAAGCTCCTACACAAATTAAAATAAAATCATCATCATTGATAATCGCTTCTTCAAAACTCGCTAATACATCCATCAAAGGTTCTCTAAACCTTGATACATTAATTAAAGTTGTTTTCATTCTTGAACCCCTCGACATGTTCTAAAATTAAAGTTCCCGTACTTTCATCGTAAGCATAATACATCAGCTCATCAACTTTTACCTGTTTAGATAATTGCTCAACATAATGCCTTCTTATAAACTCGGAGATAAACGATGTGGCCTGTAGCATTCTAATGAATATAGGGTCATCGTATACCTCTGGTTTCTTCACCATGATTTCATCTTCGAATTCATCTATGATAGCTTGTATTGGTGGAGCAACCTCATCGATAAGTCCATTTAAAAATGCGGTGACTGCCATATTCCAAGAATATCGCATCACTATATCTACATTACCATCCAGGGTCTGTAAAAATGCTTGCATTTGTTCTTGCCTTAATCGCACGATGTAATACTGCTGGAACATACGCTTTTCTCCTTCTATCTAGTATATACAGATAGTCTTCATCATACTCGAAATAAATAAACTCCTGTGGGTATTTGACAAATTCGGGTAATAATTCTTGCGTGATATTTTCTAACTCCTTTAGAAAAGCAAAGAAAATCGTTTCTCTATCTAACTCATTACCCTCTTCATCAACTGCTTTAGTATTTTGCAAATACTCATTTAACGCACTATCTTCAATGATGCCATTAAAGTATTTCATAATAGCATTCATATCTTCCTTGAAAGATGCAGAAGTGACGACATTTTCACGATTGAAGATATTGTTATCGAATAACCCTCGATATAATGCAACTATCCTATTTATAGGAATAAGATGGAGTTGATTTCGTGGTAATAAAGGCATTTTTATTTTAATCCCTGTTCGTAGAATTTGTTAATACGATAATCCCCGTCATCAGTGACTATCATGGTATCTTGTTTAAGTTCTACTTTATATTCATTATATTCGTTTTTGCTAATACCCAAAAGATATCGATTAATGATGTTGTCTCTTCTCGATTTCTCATAAAGTTCAATCTCGATAAGATCTATCACGTATTCATAAATTGGATATTCTATATCGTAATCTTCATTATAAACTAATGCATCAATATCGATATTCATTTTTAGCAATAAACGAATGATTCTCAAACGAGTTTCTTCGCTTAAGCTTTCATTTCCAAATAGATTATTTCTTCGATGTTCATTTAATCCTGCAAAATCATTTACGATATACGCATCAGCTATATGGTTCAATAATGTTTTTACAGAATCATCGATTTCATCGCCAAGTAGTTCTAATCTTCTCAAAACTCTAATGACAATTTCTTTAATATATCGATCAGTTAGTTTTCTGTCAAATAAAAATACCTGCGGATTGTCTAAATAACTCACGGTAACCTTCTATACGGTTTCTATAATCAATAATTCCTCTAATATCTCAATATTAATGATATTTAAAGTACTAGAGCCTAATGTAGTTAAGAAATAATCTAATTGATCTCGAATCATTCCACCGAAGTGTTCTAATACGTAATCAGAAATCTGTTCCTCATGACGGTATATGGGTACAATGTCCCAAAAGGATGGATCAATTAAATCAATATCAGAATAAGTCGCTGACGTAATGTTGAACTTTTTCTGAACTTCAGGTTTCTGAAGATATTTTAAATAAGAAAACTTAATCACATCTTGAATATCTTCATCTGTACAAAGCTCTCTACAGTTACTCACATCGTCTATGAGTTTGGATATATTGAAAATTATTCTTTTCAGTCCTGACATACTTTTTACCCCCTACTTATTATAAGGCTCCTAAATAAATTTCTATTGCATTTTTTAGTTTACCTATACATTCCTATAGCTTATCAATTAGATAATATAAGCCTGCGATTTAGACGGCATATATCCCACCTTTTTAGGTGGGACTATGTTTTATTTAAATTTACCTATTAAAGACTTAATAAATCTAGCATGTCTAGGTACATCTGCCATGAATTGGATTTTACGCCATTTGTCGTTATAGAATTCTTCGTATTGTTCGCCAGCATCGGCATAACTTTCAACAATATCTTTAAACTTACCTAACTCTTGACCACCTACAAGTTCAGTAGTATCAATTTCAATCACTAAATTATTATAAATATATTCTTTAGCAGCTAATACACAAAGCTTGGAGAATTGCTTCCATGCCGCTTGTGCGAGAGTACTAAAAGTAGTATCGTTGGCTAATATACATCTTAAATGCGGTGTACCGCCAGGCATGATAACATCTTCCACTAAAAGAGTCGCACCGTTGACAATACGTACATTAGATGTTTGTGACAACATCATAGGTTGTAGGCTTTTTGTTAAGCCTGTAAATAATTCGTTATTTTGGTTATTATTACATCCACCATTGGTGTAAGTCGTTGAATTTGATAGCCCTTGGAACATGCTATCCGTACTTACATTATTCATACTGTAGAATATCAGTGCTAACGCTGAGGTGATTTCTCTTCCGTTGGTTAGTCTTTTGGGTATATGTATACAGTATTTATCGTTTGAAACCTTTTCAATTGGTAGTCCTTTGAGATCTATCGTTACCTCTGTTGCTCCTGCTGTATCACAATCTCGTCGTACTGGGCCATTGATGATTTTCTCTATGATTAAATTATCAAGACTAGCAGGCATGAATGGGTCGCGGCGCAACTGATTAAATTGAACAGGTTTAAAAGCTTTTTCCAAGATAGGTGCTGGAATTTTTCGTTTTATTTCCATCAGACTATACATTACTGCGTTCATTATGCTTTTCCTATTTTCTTATTATTATTTTATTCGTATGTGGTCATCCCACAAAACATATACAAGTATACTTAAAAAAATTAAGAGGAAAATTATAGATGTCTATTCGTTTATACGCATGCGGCGGTACTGGTTTAAATATCGGTAAAGACTTTTATAAATTAGAAACCATTCCTGGTTTCGCAGATATTAAAACATGTTTCATCGATACCTCATTATCTAACATCCGTAGTAAAGACGGTAAAGTGATTGATGAAAGCGATGTATTCTTATTTGAAGGCTTAGATGGAAGTGGTAAATTACGTGCTTCTAACTTTACGACTATTTCACAAATGACTAAACAAATCTTACAGCGTTTCAAGCCTGAAGATATGAACATCGTTGTAAGCTCTGGTTCAGGTGGTTCAGGTGGTGTGATTTCTATCACTTTAGTAAAAGAACTTCTTGAACGTAATGAAACCGTTATCGTCGTTATGGTGGGTTCTGAAGAATCTAAAATCACTATTGACAATACCATTAAAAGTATTCAATCTTTAGATGGTATTTCTCGTAAAGCGCATAAACCTGTTATTGTGAGTTATACACATAACTCAGCTTTAGCGAGTCGTCAACAAAACGATACTATCATGAAACAAACAATCACTGCCCTTTCAATTCTGTGTTCTAAACAAAATGCAGAATTAGATACGGCAGATGTGGCTAATTTTGTTGACTTTGAAAAAGTCACCAGTGTAAAAGAAGGTGTCACTTTCTTATACGTCACTAACAGTGAAGAAGATGCAATTAAAATCGAACATCCGATTTCTTTAGCGTCTTTATTCAGTGAAGAAGGTAAGACTACAAGTAAACTTACGCCTGAATACAGCTGTGTTGGTTATACCCAAGAAAATGTATTAAAAGGTAATGACTTACACTTCATTACTTCACAATACGATATCAAAAACGTATTTGCTAAGTTACAACATCGCTTAGAAGAATTTAATGAAAATTCAAGTGCTCGTGTCATGACTAGCCCTCTAGGTGGTAATGTAGATAACGATGGTTTTGTTATCTAACTTTAAATAAAGTCAAACATATATCCCACACCGATTAAGGTGTGGGATATATGATCTACAATGAATCTTCAGACTCATCTTCACCGTTAACTATTTGATTGTAATCAGCACGATTAGCAAATACTAGATCTTTATAATCAGGTATTCTTTTTAAATGGTCAAACATATCTGATAATGCATCAGGATGAATGTTATTATTTTTGTATAAATCGGTACATCCGTTTTCGTATAACGTGTTAATGAGCTTAAGACTCTTCTTATTGAGTCTTGCTACATCGAGTTCAGTGATATACACGTAATATACAGACATAATGAATCTTAACGCTTTCCACCCTTCTTGAGTATAAAAGTCTTTATAAGAATCCATGCTATCTAAATAAGAAATATGTTTCTTAAGTAAAATAATAAACTTAGCCCAATCTGTTCTTTTTTGTATTCTATCAAAAACAGTTAATCCACCAAAAGCCTTACCTTCGATACGCTCATCCATTTTTGTGAACATGAATTCCAAATCGTTAAACACGTATCCAATGATCGGATCGATCAATTCTTCAAATAAGACTTTTTCTTTATCTTTACTATAAAGTAAACCGTTAAAGAAATCAATTTTAAAACCATAATTGAACATGGTAAAGATATTTACCAGAACACGTTTTAATTCATCTGCTTGACGGACTTGAGCGTATTCTAACTCATTGGTGAGTTTCCATACAAGTTCCGATGCGTGTGTATCAGATTGTGTGCGATTCGATAAAAACTTCAAATCATCGCTCACGTTAAAAGCAACACACAAGGAAGCAAGTAATTTTCCCTGTGTGACTTCATGAGATTCAATAACCTTTGTGCTTTTATCTAAATAACCAAAAAGTTTACTTAGCTTGAACATCGTTGTTTTGAACCTCTTGTTCAAATTCATCGATTAAGGTTAGAACATTTCTGTAACCTAATTCGATATAAGAACTATCGATTTCCATGAAACCTAAATATTCTTTAATACCGTTAAAGGTGACGAATAATTGATCTTTCACTTCTTTGATCTTACCGATCACATCACGATAAAGATCAATGTCTTTTTGATCTAACATGCTTTCACGTTTGATACCCATTAATGTTTTTAAGGTTTGTTCAGCTTGGAAAGAGAATAAACCTAAAACAGAAAACATGACACGTTGATCTAATTCAGCAACAGTTTCTTCTTGTTGCTCTGGACGTAATACCACACAACTGTTAAAACGTAAGTGTGCTAAGAATAATTTTTCTTCTACCGCTCTGAATTCTTTTACGAACTCTTCTGGTAATTTACCATGAGCTTCTAAGAAGTCAAATGTACCAGCAATGGCAAACATGTTTTTAGCTGCTTCATGTTCACGGTCAAATAAGGTTGCACCATCTACTACCTTACATGCTTTAAAAGATTCAATACTTGATGCCACAATTTCATCAACGTATTTGTCATATGCAGCTAATGTTTCTTTATATTTAGCGAATTGCGCTTCATCAAAAGTTTCAGCTAAATTTTTAAGATAAGCCTGTTGACCAGCAATTAATTGCTCTTGGCTTAACTCAACATTACCGAGTTGTTCTTGCAGTTCTTGTGGTAACTCTTGGTTTTCGATTTCGGACATTTATTACTCCTGTTATTGAAAAAAAAAATAAGCCCATAGAAATGGGCTTACTCATTAAATTAAACATATTTGTTTAATATTTCTAAAAACTTAAATTCATCTAAGATAATCACTGTGCCTAAATCTTGAGCTTTTTCAAGTTTACTACCAGCATTATCTCCTGCAATTAAGTATTGCGTTTTCTTACTTACCGTACCTTGCTGCTTAGCACCAAGTTTATCTAAAGCATCGATGATGTCATTTCTAGTCATTCCAGAAATAACACCTGTTACTACTACCGTTTTATCCTTTAACGGATTATCAGGTATAACGAGATCTTTATCTGTAAAAGTAAGATGGTTTCTGATTTCATTAAGTTGGTTAATATTTTCTGGACTCATTAACCACTCCATTGCAGCATTACCACTAACGTTACCTAACTCTTTTACTAAGTTTTCACGAATATCTACACCGTCTAGATAATCTTCAAAATACTTAGCAATGACTTTCGCTTTGGTTTTACCGATAGTAGGAATACCTAAAGAATTGATAAACCTTGTTTTAGTTGTTGTCTTTGACGTTTCTAAAGCGGATAATAATTTATCGGCTATTAAATCAGAAACGTTATCTGCTTTAACTAAGTTAAGTTTCGTTAGTTTATAAAAGTCTTGAATATTCTTTAAAACATTCAGATTATATAATTCACGAATAATTTCATCACCAAATCCTTCTATCTCCATGCAATCACGGGATACAAAATAAATTAACTTCTGTATCTCCTGTTCTGCACAAGATCTATTAAGGCACATTGTTCTTTCGCCATATGTTGTTAATAAACTATTACAGCTAGGGCAATGAGTGATAAAATTAATCGGTTTACCTTGAGTGGATTGTTTATATATTCCATTAAATTTAGGGATTACATCTCCACTACGAATGATAGAAATGGTATCACCTAAACTTACCCCTGTTTTCATTAGGAAAGCAGGATTATGGAATGTTACTTTATCTACGGTTACACCATCGATATTAGTGGGTTCTAATATTCCCACAGGTGTAACTAACCCTGTTCTTCCTACTTGATAAACAATATCTTTTAATACGGTACTGTTTTCTGTAGGTGGGAATTTAAACGCAATCGCCCAGTTAGGGAATTTATTATTGTTCCCTAGTTTTTCTTGTAACGATACCTCATCGACTTTAAAAACAACACCATCCATTGGGATAGGGTTTTCATAACGTTTTGAAAGAATATCATTATAAGCATTTACGACATTAGGGAATGCATCAACATGATAGTAACCCACTTTAAAGCCAAGTGTTTTTAATAATTCCAATCGGCTTTGGTGAGTTGGATAATCAACTAGATTATCGCTATCTTGTAGGGTATACGCTGTGAAAGATAATTTTCTTTCATTTACCGTTCTACTATCTAAAGATTTTAATGTACCAGCAGCTGCATTACGAGGATGTTTAAAGATCGGTTTACCTTCTTCAACCATTCGTTGATTGATCAACTCAAATTGGTTTTTATCAAGATAGACCTCACCTCTCACTTTGATATAACCCACATTAACCTTTAATGGAATATCACGGATCGTTTTTACGTTAGCCGTAACATCTTCCCCAACAAAACCATTACCTCGTGTAGTCGCTTGTTTAAGAATACCATTTTGATATTCTAACTCTACGGCTAAACCATCATATTTAGGTTCTGCTACAAACTTAACATCACGATAATTGGTAATCCCATCATCACGTAGTTTAGTTAATAACCTTTCACCCCATTTAATGAATTCCTCTATAGAGAAAACATTATCTAAAGACTGCATCATCTCTTTACGTTCAACACGAATGAATCCATCAGCTGGTTTATCACCAACACGTTGAGTTGGACTATAAGGTAATACCTTATCAGGATTTGCCGCTTCAAGTTTTAATAACTCTTGATACTTAAGATCATACTCAGCATCGGATACTTCAGGATTATCGAGAACGTAATAAGCATACGCCCATTTATTCAGTAAATTTACAAGTTCTTCCATAAGCCACTCTCAATGAAATCTTTATATTTAGGAACATCGACGTAATCATTAATGATTCTTTTAAAGGAGTTATATTCTTTAATTAAATTATCAATGAAGTCGTATTCGATAAAACGAATATCTCGTAAACACTCCGTTCTTTCTTCCATTAACGCTTCATGCATTTTTATCAGATACTCTAACGGATAATGAAACTTCGGTACTTCGTATTTTGTTGAGAATTCGAAATCATCTCTTACACTAAAGAACACCGACATGATATTAATCGCAATAAACATGATATTATCAGTAATACTTTTATTCAGTGTTTTTAATTTATCGTTATCGGTAACGATGATATATCCTTCGGTTTTTTCATTTAACAAATTAGTTAAATGCATCAAATACCCTTCGATCATTTTAACGATAGGGGATTCTATCACTAGCTCACCTATTTTAGAAGGTTCAGCAATATGAATACCAATTACATCGATATAGTGTTCATAATCCCAGTTCTCAAAAAACCGAACTGATGTGAAAGAAGGCAATAAATGATTTACATTTCTTTTTGGGTTGGATTCAAGTTCATTCACACTTTCCATATACGGATATATTTCAGGTACATGGGTTAATTTAGTAATAACTATCGCCAATGAAATCAATCCAGCAAGTTTTTTAGTATAACGTTTTTTGGGTTTATATAATAATTTTTGAACATCAAGGTCACCAAGGATTCTTGAATAATCTTTTTTAATTTCCATTTTTAACTCCTGGACATATGCCCCTAGCAGTTATGTGCTAGGGGCGAGATAAACATTTATTTAAGTTAATACGTAAAATAACTTAACGAATTTCGTTATGATCACTTACACAGCCAGGTGCAAATCCAATAATGGATACGGATGGCTTTCTAGTTGTAGCTTGTGGGTTATTGCGTTTTTCAAAGTGTTGTTTAATAATATCGTTGACGATATTACTTGCATTACCACGTTTTAATTTAGGCGCACCACGAACATCTGTTACTACCGCGATGTGATCTTCTTGACTGTGTTCAAGTTTACTTGGATCTTCTGCAGCTTTTTCACGCAGGATGATTTCTTCAATTTCAGAAATTTCTACTGAAGACAATTTATTATTCGCTTTAAAGAATTCAAAGATACTTTGAAGTTCTGGTTGATGAAGCATAGTAGAGAGTCTTTCAAATAACGAAATATTAAAGCTATATTTCATTCGAACAGCAGAATCTAAAGAAGCAATAGCTTCATTGGATACACCTAGTTCTGATAATACTTTAACTGCGTTTAATGCTTCATTTAAAGTTGGTTTTGACATTTTTAAATCCTTATTTTAGTTTAGAGTGTAAATTAGTTAAAAACATAACGAGATCAGCATTACCTAATTTACTGATTTTGTACTGGAATTGTAAAGCAGCAATAATATTTACGATCGTTTCGTATAACACAACTTTATTACTACAATCTTCAACTTTTATTGCCACGAGCTTTTCTTGAATAACGTCTTTAATATCGTTATCCACTTTAGCACTAACAATAAATTCATTTAAATATTTTTCAATGGTATTGTGGTTTTTAATGGCTTTCTTTTTATCTTCAGCAGATAACGCATTTAAAGCAATCACACCTTCCATTGATGTTGGTTCAGATGTATGGAGAGTATATGTTTTTATCTCCCCAAGTAGATTTCTTTCTACTGCCCAGAAATAACGCTTCTTGTTTATTTCAATTAATTCTTTTAAATCTAAACCTGTTGCAAAATGGATACCCACAACGATATCCGTATTGAGCACTTGATGTTCACCTTTTGCGATGCGTCTTAATGCACCAGCAAAGTAGTCTACACCAATCGCTAAATCATCTATCGTTAAGTTATTAGGTTTTAAATAAACGTTATTAACGTGTTCGATCACGGAGATGGGTGCATCAAGAGGTTCCTTAGCTTGATCAGTCATTTCAGACTCCTATAGAAAATTTAATAATATTTTTTACATATATCCCTGTATCTATATAAATAGACACAGAGATATAATTTATTATTAAACCTTAAAGGTGTTCACCTTGGCCACCGACATTTCCGATCGGAGAATTATTTGTCTCCGCTACTGGCTTTGGGTCTTTTGGGCCCTCGCCTTCTGCTTTAGGTGTTGCTTCATGCTCATCACCAAGATGATCTGTTGCTGGTGAAATAACAGGTTTTTCCTGTGTAGACTCTGCCGGTGCAGGAGCCGCTGGTGCTGCTGCCGGTGCAGGTTCTGTTACAGGAGCTGCTGTTGTAGCTGCTGGTTTAGTATCAGCTTTAGGTGGTACAGCTGCTGTTGCAGTTTCACTACCTTTATTTTCACGCTTAGCTCTTAATACTGCGTAATGATCTTCTTCTTGTTGAGAAAGTACTGTACGAATAGCAGTTGCATCAGTTTTAGTACCAGTAATTAAACTGCACACTAAACCCCATGCTAGACTGTTTGGCATACCTTCAGAAATAAACTTATCACCTAGTTTAACTGCATCTTCGGAACTACCTTGAATAACTCTAGTTACCATTTTTATACCCTTTTTCTTTTTCTATTACATTTTTAATATTTAAAGCAAGTGTCATTGCTTGCTTACATCCTAACGATAAAGAAAAATCGTCGTAAGCATCAGCGATAACTCTCTCTTCTGACTCAGTATAGTCAAAAAAGATATGTTGCATTGTTACGTATTTAGCCATTTTTTAAATACTCTTTTTTATTTAAACAATTAAGTAACATACAGTATGTTACAAAACATCTGTACTTAACGAGAGGAAAAGGGAGATTATGGACGTATTAAATTTTATAAAAGAATGGATAGAAAATATTTCTTATTGCGTTTTCCTATTAGGTATAGGAGGCGTATTACTTGTTGCAATAAGTTATCCATTCTTAAGAAGACTATATTCCTATAAAACCATTTTAGGATTACTAATGACAGGATTCGGATTTTTATCCGCAGTCGGTCTAGCAATCATCGCATGGCTGATAGTAGGCATGTGTTTATACAAATTCTATTTTGATGTGATTTATTATTATCATCATCTATTTGGTTAAACATATATCCCTACCCTTACAGGTAGGGATATATGACCGATTAGTTTATTTTTTCATACGGCACTAACGTCCATACATTATCAATATACATATATCGATATCGAGATGGTTTAAATGTCGTTGGGTTTAAAGAGCCAATGAATACATCACCGGTGAACTTACTGAATCTTAAAAAGGTTTGATTACTTTCTTCATCTACAGTAGGCCCTTCTGCATAATGTTTCCATTTATCAGGTAATTGTTCTTTGTGCATTTGGAGTTCTAAAATAGTAGGACTTCTAAAATCTTTTATCTTACCGTTTTTATTAGGAGCAAGATATAAGCTTCCGCTACTACTTTGTCTTAATACCATATACGTACCTTTCTTAGGTCCTTTAATATCTTTAAATTCAATATCAGGATCTCTAGGAGGAGCAATAGTTCCATCTGCTAATACTTTTCTTGTTGCTGAACAAGTTGGACACTTCATATACTTACCGAACATACCGGTATGCATCGTCATGGTATCACCACACATGTGACATTCACAAGTCTTACCTGAATGTTTAGGTTGGTAATTACCTTTTTCAACTGTTACATGATTGCAAGCTTTATTATCACAAAGAGACAATTTAACCGTGTTACCTACGTAGTAATTATGCATAAGTGAATTACACTTAGTACAACGATTACCCGTAAGGAGTTGTTTTGCTAATTCATCTTCATCTAATAATAAAGATTCAGCAATAAGCGGTTTGGTTGCTTTACATTGATTTTCTTTGTCACTGTATCCAGAACAACCGAGGAAATAACCTTTACTACTATAACGTAAGGTCATCGGTCTACTGCAAACATCGCAAAGTACATCTTTTATAACAAACCCACGGTTATCTTTCATCCCACCTTGCTCAGGTTCTTTTAATGCCGTTTCACAAGATTCATCTAACTCTTTAAAAAACTTGTCTAAGATAGATTTATATTCAGACTTACCTTCAGCAATATCGTCTAACACAGCTTCAAGTTTAGCGGTGTTATCGTAATCCATTAATTTAGGAAAACTAAAGTTTAATCTATCTGTTACTACTTCACCAATGTTTTTAGGAATAAAACGTTTATTCTCTAATTCAACGTAATCCCTTTCTTGGATAGTAGTAATAATCGTTGCATACGTAGAAGGTCTACCTATACCACGTTTTTCAAGTTCTTTAATCAAACCCGCTTCACTATAACGCGCAGGTGGTTTAGTGAATTTCTGTTCCATCGTATTAGAAATGAAACTTAACACTTCATTTACCTTGAGTTCAGGTAAATCTTGTTCATCATCGTTTGATTTTTGAGAAACTAATTTCGTCCAACCATCAAAAACCACTACTCGACCTTTTGATCTTAAAATAGCTTGATCTTTATCAGTCGTGATAGTCACAATGGTATTATCGTAAATAGCATCTTTCATTTGACAAGCGATAAATTGGTTACGGATGAGATTGAATAATTTCTTACAATCTTCTTCCATTTCCATTGGCATCTTAGAGAGTTCACTAGGACGAATACATTCGTGTGCTTCCTGAGCATTTGCTTTATTACTAAAGAAGTTTGGTTTTTCAGGAAGATAACCTTTATATTTTTCCTGTATGTGTGCTCTAACCATTTCTAAAGCATCTTTACTGATAGCAGTACTATCGGTACGCATGTACGTGATATAACCTGCTTCATAAAGTTTTTGAGCTGCATTCATGGTTCGCTTAGTAGAAAACCCTAAACGTGTTGAAGCGGCTTGTTGTAGTGTAGATGTAGTAAACGGTGGTCTAGGTTTACTGGTGGTTTGTTTAGATTCAATATCTTTAACTTTGTAATTAGCTTGTTTAAGATATTTTTCTAAATTATCACGATTCGCTTTATCTAAAAGAAATTTATTTAAAGCGTCTTTATCGTTACCATTAAAACTAATCAGTGCACTTTCTACTTTATTAGATTTGGTGTTATTGAAAAGTACTTTGACTTCCCAATATTCTTCAGGAATAAACTTACGTATTTCCTGTTCCTTATCTACAATGAGTTTCACTGCAACAGATTGTACACGTCCGGCAGATAAACCACGTTGAACTTTACGCCACAATACAGGTGAAATCATGAACCCTGTCATTTTATCAATGAACTGTCTGGTCTTCTGTGCTTCAACCATGTGTTCATCGATCTGTCTTGGGTTTTCAAAAGCTTTCGTGATGGCACTCTTTGTAATCTCATTAAAGGTTACACGAACATATTTGTTATCATCACCTTTAATGGTATCTTTTAAGTGCCAGGCAATAGCTTCCCCTTCTCTATCTAAGTCAGATGCAAGATAAATTTTATCTGCATGTTGAGCAAGATATTTTAATTCATCGACGACTTTCTTTTTACCTTTATCGATAACGTAATGAGCTTTCCATTTACCATCATAAGGATTAAATCCTAAAGCATCGATAAGGTTTTCTTTTTTATCTTTCGTTTTGTGTTCCGTATCTGTCGCTAATCTACGGATATGACCAACGGATGATCTTACGATATAATCATTACCTAGGTATTTATTAATCGTTTTAGCTTTCGCTGGTGATTCCACAATAACAAGTGATTTACCCATGATTGATTAATCCTTATTTGTTAATTCGTTTAATAACTGGTTTATTTTTAACCAGTATCTTTTCTTTTGCTGCTAAAAGATCGCTTAATGCGCTTATTAAAGTATTTAGTTTTGTTAATACCGCTTGATCGGTTATTCTTGGTATTTCGTTTTCACGTATAGCTTCCATGATAGATTTTGCTCTTTTAAGATAACTTACATGAGTAAGATACCGAGAACGAAGATTGTCTACTTTATTTTCATCGATCTTTTTAAGTGTTTTAATTTGGTTTTCTAATATACCTGCTAACCAATCTCCAACAGGCACTCCTTCTTCAATAGCAAAATGTCTATCCAATTGATCTTTAACTAAACTCATGAGAACCTCCTGAATGATTTAATTATTCGTTTACATTATTAACTTATATAGCCAGATAAAAAAATAAATATATTGGCATAGATCCCTATCCTTTTTCAGGATAGGGATTAACCTATTCACAGATTAAGCCGCTTCTTGTTGCTCTTCTGCTTCATCTTCTTTAAGTGCCCATGCTAACTCAGTTTCTTCTACAACTTTATTAACGGACTCTTCTAAATCTTTCCAAGCGTCTACTAAGTTATCAGTGATTCCTTCATCATTGATATCCTTGTTACCTTCAACAACCGGTGTGACTGATTCGTTGATACGGTCAGTGATATTTGATGCTGATTCAAAAATAGATTCTGCTTTTTCATTGTAAGCCATGGTGTAATACTCCTAAATGTAATTGAAATAAGTGTGTTCAATTAAGAACACATGAGATAGTATCATCTATAAAAATAGACAATAGGGTTAGCGATGTTTCTTCTGAATCATCGATAATTTCTTACAGGCATTTCTGGTTTCTAACCAAAATAAATGCCGTCTTCGGTTAGCTGCTTTTAAACGTTTAATACGCATAATACCTCCTTTAAGGTTAAACAGCATATATCTCGGATGAGACAAACCCATCCGAGATATATTTATAAGTACCTAACTTCAATTAGATAATATAAGTTTAAAATATTTATCGCTTTTTTAAAGTTCCGATGTTTCACGTGCATTTATCGATAAATCATCTTTATTAATTCTAATCGTTAAGTTAGTAGGTTAGACACTAATAGTTTCGTTTCGAGATTCGGTCATGTTTTCATCGGTCACTGTGATTTCAGTAACGAGTTCACCTAAATCAATAACTCTATGTTTCTTGATCGGTACATCGCCTTCGCCTTGTGGTTGATAAGGGTATTCACCTTTTTCAATATAGATAACCTTGACACGCTCATCGATATAAATCTTAATATCATCAAACTTCCAAGCATGTGCAACCACGTTATATTCAGAACTAAATATAACATCAGATTCATCTTTAACGAAAGTATTAGGTAATTTAACATAATCGTTACCATTGCCCCATACTGTAGCTTGAACCGGATTAATTCCATTCATTAATCGTTTAAGATTATTAAAGTAAAGGACATTACTACCGTTGTACGATAAATCATATACGTTACCATCTTTACCTTTTACTTTTAACCCTAATTCAACATCCATGAACACATCGTATTCTTCATTAACGAATCCATTACGATAAATCGCTTTAAGATCTTCTAAAGTTTCATTAGGCATTTTACCATACGCTTTACAGATACGACTGATATTACGCATCATGTAACTATAATTATTTAAAACACTAAACTTATCATGGTGATCTAGACCAAGGTTCTCACCCCAGATACTTAATTGCGCACCAATTACACCTTTATCAATTTCTTCTTGTGTTAATGGAACAGCGGTTTCATGTCTATCCCATTTAGAAAGATCCCAGTTACCCAATAAGTCTCTTGCCGAATAAGTGGCATTGTGAGAAGTAAAGTCTGTCGCTTTAGGAACAGCGTAAGTATAATAACCTTGACAGTTAATTACACGAATACCATGATCGATAAGATCTTTAGGGGTAGCTCTAATATCGCGTAAATGTTGAGCCTGTTCCTGATCTTGTCTTTGACCATCCCATGACCAATATGTTACTTCGATACGATCATCTAGTCTACCAGCAATGATATCCTTTTTAAGTAAGCTATCGTTCCATACACGCATGGTAATACCATAGTCGTATAAGTGTTCTTGAATATTATTAAAGTATTCAGGAATTTCATGAGACCAGTTTTCATTAAATGGAAATTCATCACCACCGATATGAATGTATTTGAATCCGACATCACCACCACCCAACCCGATGATATCATCTAGCATGTCTTTTACCATCTTACGTAACTTCCAGCTATTAAAATTCATCGTACCATCTTCTAAGAATAGTTCACTTACATTATCCTTAAGATATTGTAATTTTTCTGAGAACCTAGCATCACCGGTTTCGATTTGTCGTTTGATAGCAGCACAATGGCCTGGAGTATTAAGCTCGAAAATGACCTCTATACCTTTTTCCTTTGCTTGCATTGCTACATCGTAAAAATCGTAAACGTTCCAACCGTTGGTAAACACTAATCCTAATGTTCTAAACGGAAAAGCAATATTTTCATTATCGGTAACATGTAATTGAATATAATGTCCACCATTGCTAACTAAATAATCAATAGCTGCAAGAACTTCATTTTTAGTATATGGGGTTCTAGCCATATCTAACATTAAACCTATTTGTTTAGTGTTAGGATCGTAAACCAGTTTATCCCATTTTCCTTTTATTTCACCATACACCTTTCCGTATTTATTAGGCTCACTTTCGTCGATGGTGTGTAATAAAAACATTGCGGAAGTATTACGTTCTGGCTCTAAATGCCCTTTGTTTTTGTAATATTTTTTATCGACATCCCATTCCATCTTTAGACCAAATTTTTTAAACTCTTCACGATAATACGGAAGCTCTTCGAATTTTGGCGTAGCCCATACATTGAACCCTTCTCCATACAGTAGATCCAATAGCTGATTCATAGGAATGGCGTTTAGTACAAGATCAATTTGCTCTTCACCAACGATATTATAGTACTCTTCTTTCGGATACATACTGACGTTTGTGACCCAATTTTCAATAGTATTTTTTTCTTCATTTCCTGAATTTAAACTATTATAAATACTAATATTGTACATGTCAAAAACGCGAGCTGGTATTTCCGGATAAGCTCGTCTCACTACGTCACGTATTACGTGATTAAGTGGTTTTAATTTAAGTTTCATAGTTGAATTTCCTTTATTTAAATGCGCATTTAGAATATAAAATTCCATAGTAATTAATATATCTGATAAAAATAAAAAGAAAAAAGAATAACGGTAAGACATATATCTCTACCCGTAATAAGGATAGGGATATATGAATACTATTTAGTAGGTTTTGATTTTAGTAACTCACAAAACTTAAGGTCGTATAACAGGTAATCTCTACCTGATGTTACAGTTAGTGATAAAGATGTAAATAAACTAACCAGTATTAAAATTGACCAGAATATAATATCGTATAACCCTAATTCTCTTTTACCTGCAAAATATTCACTAATAGGAATAGAATAGAAAAAGATGAATCCTATTAAGTAAATCACTATACCAGTCAAGAAAGTCATCAGTATGAAATATAATGTTAACATCAAACGATACAAATATTTGTACATTATCGTCTCACTCCATTTATTTCATTAAACTTAAAAGCTTTTATTAAAAACTTTTTGTTTACCCAGTTAACGATACTACCACCTATTAGGAAAAGAACTGAAAAGTAAATAAGATGAGCTACCACGTATCTAAACATGGATTCATGAGTAAGCATATAGTCTAATATATCAGGACCAAATACCAGCTTAACTGCTTCGATAAATAAATAACTTAAAGGGAAATAAACCATACACGCTAATAACGTATAACTAACCCAGTAAGAAATAGTTTTTAATTTTAATCTCATTCTGCACCTTCTTTTCTTTTAAACCCAGCTGCGATGCAACCATAACGTATATCTTTATCGACAACTTTAAGTGGTTCTTCTTCATCATCGATCCCTATCACTAAAATATCTTCTTTAAAGACAGGCACTAATACTGACGGGATCAATAAGAGAGATTCGTTATCTTTCGTTTCCCATAGATTGAATCCAATATCCAATAATTGTTCTTTAGAGAATTGATCAATTTCTTCTTTAGTGACAAGTTGATTTTCAAATACTGCTTCAAGTACATAATTACGTGATTTAACTAAAGCCCCTTTACTAGGTTCCCAAGTATCGTACACGATGTAACAGTTTAATTCATTAAGTAGCCATTGTTTATACCACTTAACTAATCTAGTTAATTCTTCTGGTGTTCTTGGTGATTTGTTTTCCATATTAGTTTACCTCTTAAAAGTTGAAAAATATTTAACATTTAAACATAGTCCCTAACACGATATGTGTTAGGGGAATTATGTAAGTTGTGTTATTGCCTGTAATATTAATTTGGTACTCCCACGGGGATTCGAACCCCGGTTACCGCCGTGAAAGGGCGATGTCCTTGGCCTCTAGACGATAGGAGCATTAATTCGCATAATATATATTAAAATTTATCTTTAACTTCTTCGTAGACTCTA